TTTATGTCGTACACCACCCTAATGCTGTTTGGAAGCTGGCAACAGATGTTGGCAATACTATTGCCACCTATCCGCTCCCTGACGCTTTTAACAAGCCAGCGGTAAAAGATTACTGGACAGGAATAAAAATCTCTGGTGTTCCGTTCTTTGAAGACGGGAATATTCAGAAGGTTTCTAGCGTTGATTCCGGTTATGGAGTTATCGCTGACAAGACTGCTATGGGTCATCTTGCTGCTAGGGCAAGGCGAGAAGAGCGTGAACGGGATATTTCCCTGCGAGCGCACGAAGTAGTTGTTACTGAAGATTATGCAGTGTTTGAAGTTGATGACACCCGTGGTGCTGCAATCCAGTACGAAATCGGAAACCCATCAACTAGCGCATAAGTTAGTTTTTATTAGGAGGCTCTTGTGGTTAAGTCTGGTTTACAAGGTATGACTGTTCGTGGGGTTACAAAACGATCCTACTGGAAATACGAAGCTGATATGAAAGATTGGGTTGAATGTCCTAATCTCCCTGTTTCGTATGAAGACGTATACTTAGAGCGAGGCTTTCGCAAGAGTCCTCCTGAAAAAAAGGATGTAACGATAACCGAGTCCTCTAACATCGGTAATCGCAGGACTAAAGAGCCTGTAAAAAATACGAGGTAAATTCTTATGGCATTTCCAACTGTAGTATCTGGTTCACCCGGATATGACAAGACCGCCACTACGACGCAGAAGCATCGTCTTGGCACAAAGATGACTTATAACGATGGGCGGGTCTTTTATTACTCTTACGCAGCCGAAGCTATTACGGCTGGTAAAGTAACGATGGGTTCACAAACATCGTCAGGGCATCTAACAGACTTAGCTGTTGCTGAAGCTGCTTCTGCTGGTGCAAACCAGATCAAACTCACCAACTCTACTACTGCTATCACTGGCAGCGGTAAGTACACAGGTGACTTTGGTACTCGTGGTGACTATGTAGATGGCTACGTTTTTATTAATGACCACGGTACATCTGGTACTGGTGAAGGTCAGACTTTTACAATCGCAGACCACAGTTCAGCAACTGCAAGTGGAACCTTGACCATTGATCTTTACGACAATGACTCGGTTCAGACTGCGCTAACCACTGATTCACAAGCAGGTATTCACAAGCCTATTGGACATTCGGTAGAAGTTTGGGATGCATCGGACATTGACGGTCCAGCTTTGGGAGTACCAACTCACGATATTGCATCGGGAGAATACTTCTGGAACCAGACCGCAGGACCTGCAGCCGTACTATCTGGCGGGACTCTTGTTCTTGGTAACGAAGCTTATACTTCTACTGACGGTGCAGTAGATCCATCTGCTTCTGACAACTCGGCAGAGTGCAGGGTGGGAACAGTTCTTGCTGCTGCAGCGGACACCGAATACGCTTTAATTGATCTTGCAATTAAGTACTAATTTTTAGGGGGCTAACTTGGCGAAGCAACAACTTTGGTTGCCTGTGTCCGCAGGTAGAAAAGCGGGGCATCGTCAGGTTAGCCTTTCTAAAGAACTAGAGAGGGTTCTAGGCGACCCTGCAGAAGAGACTTTTGATGTTGGGTTCGGAAAGAGTGTTTACATTCCGGGCGCAGCAAGATTAACTGGCAACCAGCTAGAGGAACTTCTGCATAAAGAACGTGAAACCGCTAGGGAAGAAGCTAAGCGGGTAACGAAAACCAATACAGTTAGTAAAGAAAAGCTTGACGACCTAAAGGGCGGGTTAAGATCTATAGCTAACTGGAGAAGAAAGCGAAGACAGAGCAGGTAGGTATATTGTGGCTGCATTTCAAAGCAGAACCAGAGAACAGATTAGACGCTCTATTGCTGCGAACTTAGATCAGGCTCCAGCTAGTTCTGCAACAGGGAATGGAGACACATTAACACTTGTTGATGCCACCTACATAGGCGGGGATGACGAGTTCAATGGCGGGTGGATTGTCTTTACATCTGGAACTAATGACGGTCTTATCCGTCGAGTAACCGACTACGCTAGCAGTACAGGTACGTTTACCTTCAAGCCAGCAGCTACCGCTAACACGCAAGCGAATGATACCTACGAATACTGGAGGGCAGAGTACCCGCCAGATCGTATCCACGAATTTATTAATCAGGCAATAATTCAGAGAACCCCAAGAGGGCTAGTACCTGACGAAGATGAGTCCAATCACGCTCACGGACGAGACTCAAGATATGATATTCCATCAACCCTAGTAGCTGTATCCTCTGTCGATTACCGAAATTCTTACAGCGGAACAACGGTTGATGAAGCTAATTCTGCTTGGACTGCTGGCACAAGCGTAACGATCGTAGCTGATTCGGAAGATCGTAAAGCTCATAGCGCTTCAACTCGAATGTATCTAAGCAGTGTGTCAGCGGGAACCGTAGGCTACAAAGATGTTTCATCTTTAGATCTGCGTAAGTACGACACGCTTGAGTTCTGGTTTAAGTCCTCTGTTGCCCACACTGCTGGAAATCTGACTATTGTTTTAGGTGAAGCCTCTGCACTTTCCACCCCAAGAGAAACTATTAATGTACCTGCAGCAGACGCTAGGACTTGGACATACATGCGGGTAAGCCTTGCTAACCCTGAACTTCTCTCAGCGATAACATCTGTTGGGCTTAAGTACGTTACAGGGACAAGCACTAGGTATGTCTGGATAAATGACATAAAGGCTGTTGACTCTCAGTCAGCAACATACGCCCGTGTGTGGAGCGGAAACTACAGGATAGAACGAGAGGCTAGGAAAGTATTCTTAACTCAAGCTGCAAGAAGAGAAGTCGGATACAAGTTAATCCGGCTTGTCGGCTATAAGCTCCCTGCCCTGTTAACTGCAGACTCAACTACTTGCGAGATAGATCCCGACCTAGTAGTGGCGAGAGCTACAAGTAAAGCTCTGTTCAGCCTTGCAAGAGGCAGGACAACAGACCCTGACGACAGGGACAGGCGCGCTGCTTTCTTTGAGGGTGTTGCTGCTCAGGCTGAACGTTCCCTGCCCATCCTTAGACCCGGCACTAAGATGGTGGATTAATGGCTTCAGTTATAGGTCAAAACGAAATCTTACTTAACAGCAAGCGGTACAGGATTGCTGGACCTGTACGCAAGACGCTTGTAAGTATTGCTGCCCCAAGATTTACCATCGGTGACACTCAGCGTGGTGCTGACCCAAGGGCTTCTATCCTCACGCAGAACGACTTCCGTGGCGGTATTGGCTGGAACCGTGGGCTAGACCCCGGATCTGTTGACAGGGCTTGGTGGACTGATTGCCAGATTCGATTCAAGGGACACGTACTTCTCCCAAGAAAAGTTACATCACTTACAAACGATCACACAGGCGAGATCAATAGCGTTACTCCGTATCGGGTGACTGGTGAGAGTGCTGAAAGTATCTATGCTGTATTCAGGGACGGAGATGTATATAGGTTCGCTGAGACTAATGACTCTTGGGAAAACCTAAGTGTGAACCTAACAAACGCTGGTTCTGAAGCTGTTACATTTACTCACACCGATGGAGTTAACTATCTAGTTGTTGCTCAGGGTGATACCGGGTATTCATGGACAAAAAACGGGTCGAGCTTCACAAGCTTAGCTGGCTCTTCAAATGCGGTACATAAAGTATCCTTCTTTACAGTTTGGCACGGAACTCTCTGGGGTATAAGCGAGGACGGAACTCTAAAGAACTGGGCAACTGGACCTGAGAACGCAGCGACAGGTAAAGCAAAGCTGCCATTACCTAACGATTATGTAACGTCACTACTTGTTTACCGGGATGCTGCTGGCAGCCCTATCATCTACGCTACGACCAAGGTAGGTTTATGGGCTTACGACGAGACTAATAACAGGTGGGAAGAGACAGAGTTAAGAACACCCTTCCATGTTAAGTCAGGGCTAGGCTCAATAGTTTGGCGTGACTCCATTTACTTTCCGGCAGGTAATGCTATCTATAAGTACCAGACAGGTGCGAACACAGCCGTTGTAAGCCTTGTCGGTTTCGATAGAGATCATGGTGTTCCAAGTGCATATAAAGGTCAGATTCAAAAACTAATCGGTACACACAACGATCTACTTGCGCTCGTAAATGCTGACATACCTGAAGTTACTTACACTATGTTTGAAAGTGTGCCTGAAGGGTTAGGGTCAACTGTAGTTGGTGGCTTAGGGACTTCTTCGATAATAGGCTACAACGAACAGTCTTGGGAAGTTAAGTGGACAGCAGATAATAACATTGGGCTTAGGGCGGGTACTGTGGGTAGTCCGTATAACGAGTACCGACTTTGGTTTGTTGTTGGCGCAACGATGTACTGGATGGAGCTATCTCCAGACGTTATAAACCCTGACGAGATCACCGACTTTAAATACGCTAGCAGTGGAAGTCTTGAGACACCTTGGTTCGACGGCGGAGATGCAGCAG